CATTTGGGTATGGGTGGAGCTAACAAGGGTGGTCTTAAAGACTACTCTTGTGTGCCTCTTTGCCGTAAACATCATACTGAGCGTCACAATATGGGTATAAATGACTTTGAATGGACTTATGGTGTTGATTTATGGAAAGAAGCATTTTATTTATTAAGGGGGTATTTCGCAGAATGAAATTTGCAGGAACTATAAAAGAAGGAAAACTTACTTTAGATGATAATCTTGGATTTAGGGATTATTTACGTCAAATTGAGGGTAGTGTTCACTTAGAAATAAAACCTGCCGAAAAGGTGCGTTCTCCGCAACAAAATGCATACTATAGGGTTATTATAAGGTTATTAGCTAAAGATTTGGGTTATACTGAAGCCGAAATGCACAAAGTTATAAAAGAAAAGTATGACATACAATCTACCAAACAATTATCTGTTCCAGAGTTTACTGAGCTTATCGAAGAAATAAAAAGATGGGCAGTAATAGAAATGGGTATTGTTCTGCCGAACGCTAAGCAACCTCATCAATAGTCATACTAACACTATACATATTAGGTGCTGATTGTCTTACACTAAAAGTATTAGACCTAAATGTGCATATAGAAAATTGGTCAGGATTATTGTCTTCATTGTTTGGTTGAAATATAAACGGCAAAGTGCCACCTAATGTGCAGTTCCACACAAAATTAAAACTTTCATCTGATAACATAGGGTTTCCGTGTGTAAGTGAACTTTCTTCTGAATCACTAATTAAACTATTAGAAACTTCGTTATCTATCCACATATCGCTTTCACTAACATAAGAAAAACTTAAATTCCAACTCCTTAAACCTTTTCTACCTAGACCACTTTTTGTTCTGCGATTAAAATAATTATTACTTGCATCTTGGTAATTTTCGTCAAAAGGAGTGTCAAGCTCAAATGGTGGATATTTGTAGGTTCCGTTTTGTAAGCTATTCATAGTCCACTCTGTTGGTCCATCATAATAAATATTTGCTAGTGTTTTTCCACCTATAGTACGTTGTTTTTTAATTCCATCAAAACTTCTACTCATTGTAAGTTTAAGGTCAGGAGAAAATGGGCAATCAAAATATTTACCAACTACAAAAGAGCCTAATTGGTTTGTGTGAGTAAGTTCCCAGTCAGGTGAGCTATATTCAATATAAAATTCTTTCCAATAATCATTAAAAGTTCCCCAAGTAGTAAATATACTTGAACCATTATATTCTGGTTTGCTTCCATTAAAATTTAATACATTTTTTTGAGAGTCTGAATCTGAAGTTATATTATAATCAGCTCCTTCATTTCTTTTTGCTTTGATTTTTATTTTGCTGTCTGAAAAAAAATTTTCATTTGCAAAATTATGATTTAATAAACCAACAAAAGTTACAGGAAAAGCTGCTTTTACGTTTCTATTTGAACCAATAGAAAATAATGGTTGGTTATCTTCATTAACATCTAAATATGGGTTAGCACAATTCATATATAATAATTCTGCACCACCTCTACCTTCTGCCCACTCTAATTGTCCTGTGGCGTGTAAAAATGTAGGCATATCTACATAAAATCTTGGCGTTTTAACTTGCTTTCCCATTAATATCCTCCTGAACCTCCTGAACTACTACCACCTGTTGTATATGAAGATGTTGTTGTTCTGCTTTTTGTTTTAATTTTTCTTTTTCTAATATTTTTTTTATCTACTTTTGGCAACCTATAATCAGGTAAATTGTATTTAGTTTTACTAATTTTACCTTTTTTTTCTTTATTTTTAAAATTATCCCAAGTATCTGTTTCTTTATCCATAGACCAATCTTGTCTTATCCAAGTTGGGTTTACATTTTCTATTTGGCAAAATACCGATTTACCTTCATTATTTGCAACAATTATATTGTTTATTTTTATAGAACCAAAATAAGTAAATAATTTTTGATTTTTAATACCAACACCTTGTAAAGATATTAAAATCATTTTACTTTTATTACCTTGCATTATCCAACCCTCTGGAAGTGTTGGTGTAATTGAAGCTGCACCTATAAAATCTATTTCAATACCCATTATATCTACATTAGATTCTATATAACAATCACCATTATTAATTATAATTGATGATTTTCCGTCTGCTAATTTTGTTTTGTTATATTCAATCATTTAATTAATCCAATATTAAATTTACTAAAGCCACTATATCTAGTATGTTATTTCCACCATCACCATTTAAATCTCCTGCTTGAGAATATAAACCATCATCATCTAAAGTAATATTGATAAGAATAATTAAATCATTAATATTTATAGTTTCATCACCATTTAAATCGCCTAAAATAAAATATACAGGTGGTATTGTTTGTTGAAAACTTAAATCTGCAGAAAAATCAGGATATTGGTCTGATGTAATAATTAAATCATAATCTAATACTATATCAACATCTTCTATACCATCTTCAGATTCGTCAGTATATTCAATAGCTGCTCTTGTTTGTAATGGTGCTCTTGGTAATATAGAAACATTATCACCAAAATTACTATCAGTTACATCTATAGAAGCACTAACCATAGAACTTGCATCTAAATCTTGTATTTCATTGGTAATTTCTAATTCGCCAAATCTAAATGAATGAGTTGAGTTTACCAACCTAACATCAATATTAATATTTGTTTCTAAATTAGTGTAAACAATAGCATCTATTTGACCATTTATTAAATCTTTTTCATCATCAAGCCAGTCTGCAGTAAAATATGGCTCAGCTTCATCATCTTCATCTAATTCTTGTTCAGGATAATATATATTATTATCGTACGGATTTGGTATTTCATAAACACCTAAATCTTCATTAGTCATACCAAAGTCGCCACGATGTACTTGTACTAATTCTAAACTTACTTTACTTAAAGATTTAGAAACATTACTAACAAAAAACACAGGATAAATAAGTTGTCCATTTTTAACAAACTCTTGTGTGTAATCAAAGCCAAAAGCAAGTTTACCACCTATAAGTTCTTCAAACCTTAAATAATCACCTGCTTCTAAGTGCATATAACTAGGAGGTAAATCTAATTTTATTGTTAAATGTTGGTTAGCATACCACATCAGTAATCTTCTTTGTAGTTTTCGTGCCGTTTCTTTATCTCTTATATACTCAGTTTCTACTTGTAATTTAGCATCTTCATTTTTAATACCATAATAACCAATATCATAAACCATATCAGGCGTTAATTCTTCAGTAAGCTCATCTAATGTTTGTACAAAATTACCATTATTATCTTCAATTCCATAAGTAGTTTCTTCAGAAAAATCATTTGCACCATAATCTTTTTTGTATTTTATGTTAATTTGATTTTTTACATCTTCTAATTTTGTAAGAGAAAAAGAATATTTAATAATTTGTGAGTTTTTTATAATCTCAAACTTACTATAATCTGTTATATTTTGTTTTAATTCAATAAATTTAAAATCCCCTTCACTATCAAATGATGGTATGTATATAGAAGACTTAAAAAGATTTTCTATAACACTTTTAGCTTCTTGTTGTTCGTTCATTGAAAAACTATTAATCCAATCATCTTTAATTATTTCCTCAGGTAAAACAACATTTTTTTCATAATCTAATTCATTTGTTAAAATATCTTGTAATATATGTTGAGCTTTTGTTATTTCAATAGTAGAACTAGTTATTATTTTTCCATTATCATACATTGAAAGATTTTGACTTTCTTCTGTTGTTAAGCTATTGGGTAACGGAACTGTTGCAACAGTAAAATCACCAACATATAAACCTATCTCATCATATAAACTAAATGTATCACCAACACTTAACCTGTGTGGATTTACAGTAAAAATTATGTTATAACTTCCTTCGTAGTTTATATTATTAACATTTGTAGTAATATTTGCTGTTCTTGTTCTTCCTATTACACTTGCATAATAATCTAAATTTATATAATCTGGCAACAGTAAATCTTGAATTGTGTATATTTGATATAAATTAGCAAAACAAGATGAAATATCTCTACTATTTCCACTTATTAATGGCTGACCCCAATTTATACTATCAAAAGCATTTGTAGAGTTAAATCCTAATATAATATTATCATATTCCATACCACCTAAATTTTCATTTTTCCATCTATGTTGTTCTTGAATAGGAGTAAAAGTATGGTGCTGATTTGGAACTTCACAATAAGTAATCCAATCTTCTGTATCACGATAATAATCCCAATTACAAGGATGATTGTCCATATCATTATAATTATCAACATTATTATCAGGTCTTGATATAAGTTGTCTTTCAACCCAAAAAGCTGTAGGCTCTGAGTGTATTGGTGCACCTATATTGCTTGTAGTATAATAATTTATTTTATAAAATATTTTTGTTACAGCAGGAAAATCTGCAACGCCTTGATTTAATTCAAACCTAACAAAAGCTCCACCTCGATTAACGTGCCTATTTATAGCGTGAATATGTATACCTGCCCAGTCAGAAGCGTCTTGAATCCAATTAGGGTTAAAATTTCTATTATCAGATGGAAAATTATAATCTTCTGTACCCCAACCTTCGCCATTATTAGCGTAAGTAGGTTCCCACCAAGTGTATAAACCATTATCAATAGCATCGTCATAGGCTATAGTAGCTTTAGAAAAATTATTATCAAATTCATCATATAAACTATCATCGTCGTCATCACTATGTACTATTGTTTCATTGTCAATATCTACACTTACATCATCGTGAAAAGATGTCTGAGAAAATCCATAAAATTTATTTGATGATGCAGGTCTAAAAGTATAGTCGTACCCATCTTCGTCATCTCCATCTTTTGATTTTGAACTTCCGTGGTCTTTTGTAAAAAAAGAAACCTTTTCTACAGGTCTATATATTCGCGTAGGTATACCTACATTTCCTTCTCCAACCAAATAATCTTCATCTTCAGTATCGTCTATAGAATACTTTTCATAGATAAAATTATTTGATTGTAGTGAAATTTTTGCTAAATTAGCTTCAATATCATACATATTTCCACCTGTTAAACTATAATCTCTTGAACCAAAATTTAAAGGAAATTCTTGCATTATAGGCATATAACCATCTTTATATATTGATACATAAGAATTTTTTGGTAACCAAGTTCCATAAAGTTCAGTATCTTCAATTTTTGGATTTAAATAATTTACACTAGATATTTTAGTCCAAGCACCCTCTATTGATATTTCCTGTTTATCTATAATTAATTGGTCAAATTTATCTAAAACTAAAGGTGATTTATCAACATATCCATACACCATAGGAAATGGTTTGCTTATATTTTTATCATAATGATTGTCACCATTTTCTATTAATTTAGATGGTATTTGAGTTTTAAGTTTCTGTTCTGTTAAATCTTCTAATGTAAGACTTAAAGATTCTGCCGACTGAGAATAACGCCTAATAGTACCAGTATAGACAAGTAAACAATCTTCTAAACTATCAAGTCCATTAGCAGCATAATATACTTGTACTACTGCGTTTAGTAAACTAGGAATATCGTCTGAAAAAACTTTGCCTCTATAAGGAGCATTTGATATAGATAGAGATACACTTGAAATAGTGTATTTATTGTTTATAATGTCTGCTTTTGAGCTTATAGAAGGACTATTAAGTAGTAAAGGGTTATACGCCTCACCACTTATGTTTGTTTCCTTAATTGATAAATTAATTACTTCTGTTGCCGAATCTAATGGCTCATCTATTTGTACACCTTTATATATTCTAACCAAAGGATATAAAGACGTTCTAGTACCATTACCTAGTGCTTGTTTAAATTTAGGAGGTAACGTCAGCATTAACCAATCCCAAAATCACTACCTCTACGGACAGCTTCTTTAATTGATTCTGCAAGTTCGCCTTCTACAAAATCTTGTGTTAAAACATTACCTGTAACGTTTACGTTTATATTTCCACTAACACCACCTTGATTCATTTGGTTAAGGGTTTCTAAACCAATAGCTTCTACTGCATTTCTATTCATCACAAACTCTCCACGTTCAGCTTCTATAATAGTTCCACCTTGTGAATGTCGTCTGCCACCTACATAACCACCGTGTTCGTAAGAGCCGTAGATTTGACTTGAGCCGCTAGATGATGAGCCTCCCATAGCTTGAATAGCTTCTTGTATTTTTAATACATTTGCTATTCCCGCAGCTATAATAGCAAACATTTTTACAGGATTATTAAGAGATTTTGAGGCTGCTGCATAAGTATCTGCAATAGCTGCAAATTGTTGTAATCTAGCACCTTCTTTAGCGTTTTTACCTGTAGAAGTTAATAGTGCAGCAGATGCTTTTAATGATTGTCCAACAAGTTTGCTTTTTGCACTTATTGACATATCTGCCCATTTCATTTCGCTATCTGCAACTTCTTCATTTGTTTTATTAAGTTTTTGTTTTAATAATATTTCTTTAATAATAGCCTTTTGTTTTTCAGCACTTAATTCTAAAAATTTACCATCTTTATCTACTACTGTTTGCATAACAGCAACTAAATCTGAATTTGTAGATATTAAACCTGTTTGTATAGAATCCATAACGGCTGAACCGCTTATATATTTATCAAAGAAATCAGAAGTAACACCTGTAAGTTCAATAAATTTATCTTTAAACTCTGCACCTTCTGCTATCATTAAAAAAGTTTGATTTATTTTTGCAATATCAGCCATTATTGGTACTCTTAGTTCTTTTAGTGCATTAAAGTGAGCTGTAAGTTCTGCTTTTTCTTTTTTTAACGCTTCAACCCTTATCATTTCAGCTTCTTTTGCTTCTCCTGATAACCTTCCAATCGTAACTTTACGATGTATATTTCCTAATTCTTCATTTATTTCATTTACTCTTTCTCCGTGTTTTATTTGCTCTGCTTTTATTTGGTCATTTATTTCACCAGCAGCCGCAACAAGTACGTTAGCATCTTTCATCAACGCATCTTTATCAATATCAGAGTAAATAGAAGATAAAGTTCCAGTAATTTCTTTGCCAAAACTAACATTTGCTATTTTTAATAAGTTGTTTCCACTAATTAATTTTTGATAAAACTTATCAAGCTCTCCCATAGCATCTTCTGTTCTTAAAGTTTTTAAAGAACCAACATATTTATCTT